ATAGGCCAGGCCGCCCATGCCGCTCATGATGCGCAGCACGTTGTAGTTGGTCGCATACACGTTTATGTTTACGGAGGTATTCGTCTGGCTAAACGCACCAGGAGTCAGGGTCAGGTTGAGCACGGCATTGTCAATGCGAGAGAAGTTACAGGAGCCGCTGGGCTGGATATGCTCAGGCTTCAGAGCAAAGGAGTAGACGCAGATAGCACTGTCGTATCCATTAGTAGATGATGCCGCAGAGTTCTGAGTCTCAGCATAATAAGTATTCCCAGCAGGAGAATTGGTGTGGTGCTGGTAGGTCTGGACCACGGAGAAGTATGCGCCCTCGCGCTCAGTGAAACGGTCCTGGCCGTTCAGCTGGATCTTGGCTACAGCGGTAGGATTGTTGCCATAATTATCTAAATACAAAAAGGAGACATTTTCCTTGTAGTTGCAATCGTAATATTTGGGGTTCTGGACCGTCCACACAATCTCCTTACAGGGGTGGTTGAACTGAAGCTTGATCTTATTGGAGGTGGAGGTCACCGACTCAGTGCCAGTAAACTGGAGCTGCTCAATGAGATACTCATGGGCCACCTGAGCGAACCTGCGACGCTCCTCGGTATCCAGATAGATATAGTCCACATACAGAGAGCATGCCACCATGCCCAGATTAGCCAGGTTGTTGAAAGAAGTGGACTGCTCAGTAGCGGTGCCACCAACGATGTTCACCAGATACTGAAGAGGGACGAAATCTACGTTGATCTTCACCTCGTGATACTGAAGAGCAATCAGAGGCAGGGCCAGGCCGGCATGGCGGTTGAACCAGAACTCCAGAGGGATATACATAGTCTTCTCCTGGAGACACCCAACAATCTGGTTAGGCTCGACGCAAGGCAGGCACGCCCCACTAGATACACCATTCTGTCCACTCGTCATGTACGAATAGCCAGGCTGGAGACTAGTAGGCAGACTTAGCGCATTCCAGATATACAGCCACTGGCCGTAGTGCTTATCAATCTGCTGACCACCAATCTCAATATACACATTGTCGATCAGCGCATCGCCCAGGTATTTTACCCACCCAAAAGTACAAGCGGGGTCAATCACAGTGTTGTCGATGGCGGGCAGGGTCACCTGAACATACACCTTAGTGATCAGATCGCCGTTACGGGAGATAGTGGACTGTACACGCTTGCCGAAGTTACCTACACCGTTGAAGGTCTGCTCGATGGCCTCTATCGCAAAGTTGGAGTGACGACGATACAGCTGCTTGAAAAAGGTCACCTGAGGGTTCGCCGTCAGATACACGTCCTGTGCGCCATAAGCCACGAGCTGCATAAGACCACCAGACGTCATTTATACCTTTGCCGGAGAATTTAATTTCTGAGATATATCTATATTCAGACAGTAACAATCTGAATATATATATAATAGCATTACCCTACTATAGAATCAATAGGTAAACACAAAAATAAGAGATATGGTAGTGTGCTTAGTTGGAATAGGCCAGGCCGCCCATGCCGCTCATGATGCGCAGCACGTTGTAGTTGGTCGCATACACGTTCACGTTGGCACTAGACTGAGCGGGGTACTTAGCAGTCTCGCTAGAGTCAGATGCGACCTTAATATTGGGGAAGACCTCCGCGTTGGTGGCGAAAGTGGCAGGGGTCAGCGTCAGGTTCAGCACGGCATTGTCAATGCGGGAGAAGTTGCAAGAGCCGCTGGGCTGGAGCTCCTCAGGCTTCAGTGCAAAGGAGTACACGTTGATGCCCGTGGAAGGCGTGTTGGTGTGGTGCTGGTAGGGCTGCACAAAGTTGAAGTAGCTGCCCTCACGCTCCGTGAAACGGTCCTGGCCGTTCAGCTGGATCTTGGCCACGGCGGTAGGGTTGCCCAGGCTGGAATCCGTGTAGCGCCAAGGGGAGTTGGTCTGAGAATTGCAGTCCAGGTAGCTGGGGTTCTGTACCACCCACACGATCTCCTTGCAGGGGTGGTTGAAGGACAGCTGGATCTTGTTGGAGGTGGAGGTCACAGACTCCGTGCCCGTGAACTGGAGCTGCTCGATGAGGTACTCGTGGGCCACCTGTGCGAAGCGGCGGCGCTCCTCCGTGTCCAGGTACACATAGTCCACATACAGAGAGCATGCCACCATGCCCTTCTGGGCCACGTTGTTCAGCACCTTCTGGGCCTTGGCGGCATCCCCATCAACGTTGATGTTCACCAGGTACTGGAGAGGGGTGAACTCCACGTTAATCTTCACCTCGTGATACTGGAGGGCGATCAGAGGCAGAGCCAGGCCAGCGTGGCGATTGAACCAGAACTCCAGAGGAATGTAGAGAGTCTGCTCAGGGATGCAGCCGTTCAGGCCCACAGTGACAGGCTCAGAGTCCCCAGACAAGGTCTTGGTAGACAGGGTGGGAGAGAAGGCGGTGGTATTGGCGAACACGCAGTCCGTGCCGTTGGCGGCAATCATGGGGTTCACGCAGGCCAGGGCACGCACGTCCTCAGAGCTCACCTCAGTCTGGCAGGGGCTGCAAGTGGTGCTCGACGAAGGAGACAGAGCCACACCACCGTATGCGTTCACCATGTTCAGGTAGGCCAGCTCCTTGCCCACGGGCAGGGTCAGCTCATTCCAGATGTGCAGCCACTCGCCGTAGTGCTTGTCAATCTGCTGGCCGCCGATCTCAACATACACGTTGTCAATCAGATACTGGCCCAGGTAGGGCACCCAGGAGAAGGTGTTCACATCGGTCGTGGTGATGCCGGTAAAGATGGTGCCGTCGATGGAGGGCAGGGTCACCTGCACATACACCTTGGTGATCAGATCGCCGTTACGGGAGATGGTGGACTGCACACGCTTGCCGAAGTTGCCCACGCCGTTGAAGGTCTGCTCGATGGCCTCCATCGCGAAGTTAGAGTGGCGGCGGTAAAGCTGCTTGAAAAAGGTCACCTGAGGGTTCGCCGTCAGATAAACATCCTGTGCACCGTAGGCAACAAGCTGCATAAGACCACCAGAAGTCATTTATACTTTAACAATCTAAAATAATTTGGCGCCGGGGGAATTGCCGGGCCTTAGTTGCTGTACGCCAAGCCTCCCATCCCCGCCATGATACGGAATACGTTATAATTCGTCGCATAAATGCGGACTTGTGCCGTATTTCCGTCATAGACCGTGTTAGTCGACACGGTCATGTTAAGGGTAGCCACGTCTATCCGGGAGAAATTACAAGTCCCGCTAGGCTGATGCTCCTCAGGATTCAGAGCAAAGGAATACACATTAATGCCCACTGCCGGTATATTTGTATGATGCTGATACGGTTGTACCAGATTGAAGTATCGTCCCTCACGTTCAGAAAACCGGTCCTGACCGTTCAGCTGGATATTCGCCACCGCCACAGGGTTCCATCCCGCCAGCCCCTCCACGGTCGAAATGGAATAACCCGACTCCAGCGCCGCGCGATCCCAGAAATCCGAATAATTAAACGGCTGCTGGCCCTTCCAGGGATTGATGACCGCAGGGTCGGTAGACACAAAGGATTGCCGCTGGACGACCCACACAATTTCCTTACACGGATGATTGAAGGCCATCTTGATTTTGTTCGCCGCGCTAGTAATGGACTCGCCGCCCGTAAATTGGAGCTGCTCGATCAGATATTCGTGTGCGACCTGGCTAAACCGCCTACGCTCTTCCGTGTCCAGATACACGTAGTCCACATAGATTGAGGCGGACACGAGCCCAATCGCATTAACGGCGTCCAAAATCGTAGGATTATTCGTCCACATCAGATTCTGAAGCTGATTAAACTCCAGCGTGATGCGCACCTCGTGATACTGGAGCGCAATTAGCGGCAGTGCGAGACCGGCGTGGCGATTAAACCAGAACTGTAGCGGGATATATAGGGTATATTCAGGCGAGCAGCTACGCGCCGAGGCGCTAGAATGCGGATCGCCTCCTGTACACATATTTGTACAGCCTCCATCAGGCCCCACCTTGGTAATCAGATTCGTAAGCTCTGGCACATTGCCGACCATCTCGGCATACCCGGCCTGCTTGCCCGCCGGCTGCGTGAGTTCGTTCCAGATATGAAGCCAGTCCCCGTAGTGTTTGTCAATCTGCTGGCCGCCGATTTCAATGTAGACATCGTTGATGAGATTGTGACCGACCCAATTCAGCCAGCGAAACTGGTCACCCGACGCATCCACTGCACTAACACTGGGGTCATTGAGATCCACCGACGGCAGCGTTGTCTGGAGATACATGCGATAGACGAGGTCCCCGTTACGACTAATCACGCACTGCACCCGTTTACCAAAATTAGGCACACCATTAAATACCTGCTCGACAGCCTCCATGGCAAAATTAGAGTGACGACGATACAGCTGCTTGAAAAAGGTCACCTGGGGATTCGCCGTGAGATATACATCCTGTGCACCGTAGGCCACGAGCTGCATCAATCCGCCCTGAACCATTCTCCTTGGGGCAGCGACTTTGGTTACCCGGAGATGCCGCGACTGCGTATCTGGCCTTGAGGGCGCAGATACACTTCGTGTATCTAAAGCCCTACACCGAAGAATTCAACATCTGGATGTCTATACGAGATGTTCTCGTCAGCAGTGTGATATCAGAATCCAAGGTTAAACAGGCAACCACACTCGAAGCATTCCATCATCAAAAAATGCGGGAATTCAATGACGATAAGGCGACTCTGGCTGTACTCGAGACCAACCTTGCAACGCTTAAGACCGAGTTTGCGACAATGACAGAAACTTACACAGATGAGTGGCGACAACTCAGCGACGCGATTGAGGAGACAACGCGGAAAATTGCCGATATTCGAACGGACAAACGTCGTATAGACTATTTTCTGGATGTGGGCGATACCCTCTTTCAGTATTTTGATGCCCAAGAACTACTAGCAAAGGGTGAGGCGGCGGCGGCGCCACAGCGTGTTCAGTCCAACTCTGTTTTGAGTTATTTTGAGGTGCCGTCGCCGGTCGCTCCGTCACCAACCAAGGTCAAAGCCAGTGAAATGGATACGACGACGGGACTCAATCGTGATAAGATGCTAGAGAAATATCTGGCGATCGTGGACCCGAGCGCCATCAAGGGCGGCATCATGCCTGGTTCCGGTATCGAGACGGGCTGGGGGTTTTGTGCGGCGTGCGATATGGAGATGACCTTTTATCAAAACGAGGCGCTGTTGGGATGCCCTGGATGTGGTCGCGAGGAATTTATTCTGATTGATTCTGAGAAGCCGAGTTACAAGGACCCGCCTCGCGAAGTCACGTATTTCGCGTATAAGAAGATTAATCATTTCAACGAATGGCTAGCACAGTTCCAGGCGAAGGAGAATACGGATATTCCCCAGGATGTGTTGGATGCCGTTATGCGAGAACTTAAGAAAGAACGCATTTCGGACCCCAAGAAGCTGAAGAAGGACAAGATTCGCGAGGTGCTCCAGAAACTCAAGTTCTCCAAGATGTATGACCACGTTCAGCAAATCAAGAACAAGATTCAGCAACAGATGACGATGCTCACACTGTCGAAAGAGATGGAAGAGAAACTGCAGCACATGTTTAAGGAGATTCAGCCGGCGTTCATCAAATACTGTCCGACAAATCGGTCTAATTTTCTGTCGTATCCGTATGTGCTGTATAAACTCTGCCAGCTGCTTGAAATGGACGAGTTTCTTCCGTGCTTTCAACTGCTGAAGTCGCGGGAAAAACTGTATCAACAGGATCAGGTGTGGCAGAAGATTTGTCAGGAGATGCGATGGGAGTTTATCCGTAGTATCTAACTCGGATCTAAAGCCTAGCAGTTGTGGATGGGGTAGAGCCCCATTAGCGCAACGGATAACGCGTCAGCCTTCTAAGCAAGCATGACATGAGTGCAGTCAATGCGACTTAAGCTGAAGATTGTGGGTTCGAGTCCCACATGGGGCTTTCACAGCTCACTAAGGTGCGAAGCACCGAAAGTGAGCTACAGGTCTAGTAGCTCGGCTGAACGGAGTTCAGCCTTGCGATTAGATCGCGCAGCGGTCTAGTAGCTCAGTTGGTAGAGCGTGGTGCTTATAGATTCGTCTATACTTGTTAGCACTCTTAAAAAAGGAACGCCAAAGTCGCGGGTTCGACCCCCGCCTAGACCAAATAGAGTCAATAGTCGTGGGGTTGACTCCAGCCATCTGCGCAGCAGTGGCTGCTGGCGTTAGCCAGTCCGCCTAGACCATTTTCTAGATTAGTTACTAACCTAGAAAATGGGCCATCTAAATACTAGCACAACTAAGACAAGAAATGATTGCCGCCTTCGATCTCGGCATCAAGAATCTGAGTTATTGCGTCGCCTCCTTTGACGTGTCCGGCCTCGTCGCCGTCGAACGCTGGGCGAATCTGAATCTACTTGCCGACGGTGCCGACGCACAAAGCCAAACACGTTGCTCCAAGGAACTAGCAGGGCGGGTGTGTGGTGGCCCCGCCAGTTGGCGCGACGGCGACGTGCTTATGTGTAAGAAGTGCGCCAAGAAGTCTGCCAAGGCGTTCCTTGATGTGTCAGGGGCCGTGGCCGACTGGCGGGTCTGGGCTGCCGCGCACGGTTGTACGGCCAAGACCAAGAAGGATATTGAGGCCTTCGCCGCCACGATCCGGCTCATGCCCTACAAGGCACCCAAGGCCCGTGGTGTTAGTCTCCAGCGAATTCTTGAGGGTATGGAAACCTGTCTGACCACAGAGCTCGGGCATCTGGCCGCCGCGTCACTTATCCGTATAGAAAACCAGCCCTCCGAGTTTGCTCCGCACATGAAGTCCATCCAGATCATGCTCTTCACGCTCATTGACCATCGGCTGCGGACCGAGCACGGATGGACGGGCACCATTGAATTCGCGAACGCAAGTGTGAAGACCCGTGGTGCCGGTATCGCGTCCGGCAAGAGCAATAAGCGAGATCGCAAGCTTGCCGCAATCGCCAAGGTTACAGAGACTCTGGGGGCCTGTCCAGCGGCTGCTGAGAAACTAGCATGGTGGCGTGCGCAGGCGAAACAGGATGACTTGGCCGACGCCTTTCTCATGTGCTTGGATGCTGCGCGCTAAGTAGATGTACGGTAACCTGGGTGCGTTCATCAATCCGCTGAAAG